GGATCGAACCCTCTTTTTAGATGGGTATATCGCTGAGGACAGCTGGTTCGAGGACGATATTACCCCCAAGCAGTTTAAAAACGAGCTCTATGCTGAGGATGGGGATGTGGTGGTGATGCTCAACTCTCCAGGCGGAGATGTATTTGCCGCCAGTCAAATCTACACCATGTTAAGAGAATATCCTGGACATATCACCGTCAAGATCGAAGGGCTTGCTGCCAGTGCGGCTTCAGTAATCGCCATGGCAGCGGACGAGGTTCACATGTCTCCGGTAGCCATGATGATGATCCATAACCCCGCCACCGTCATATTCGGGGAAATATCTGACCTTAAAAGCGGTATTGCCATGCTGTCCGAGGTTAAAGAAAGCATTATCAATGCCTACGAGCAGAAAACCGGTTTATCAAGAGCCAAAATCTCGCACATGATGGATGCCGAAAGCTGGTTTAACGCCTGGAAAGCAGTGGAGCTGGGCTTTGCCGACAAAGTCCTATACACAACCGAAGAACACCTAACCGAGCCGCCCAGCGCGGCTTATCTTTTTGACAAAATGACGGTCACCAACGCGCTAGTGAAAAAGTTTCCGCTGCCCCAGGTTAATAACCCTAAACCGCCGACCGGCACCCCGCTTAGCTACCTGGAAAAGCGGCTCAGCCTATTAAAACATTAGAATGGGAGGAATAACCATGAGCAAAATCTTAGAACTGCGTGAGAAAAGAGCCAAAGCCTGGGATGCCGCTAAAGCCTTTCTGGACAGCAAGCGCGGCACTGACGGGCTCCTTTCCGCCGAGGACGTTGCCACCTATGAAAAGATGGAAGCCGATGTGGTGAATCTCGGCAAAGAAATCGATCGGCTGGAGCGTCAGCAGGCATTGGACGCGGAGCTTAATAAGCCCGTCAATACACCTATTACTGGCAAGCCCGGCCAGCCCAACCCTGAGAATAAAACCGGCCGGGCCAGTGACGAGTACAAACGAGCCTTCTGGAACGCCATGCGCAGCAAGGCAGCGGGCTACGAAGTCCTGAACGCGCTGCAGGTGGGAACCGATTCCGAAGGTGGCTATCTGGTTCCGGACGAGTTCGAGCGTACCCTGGTCGAAGCCCTGGAAGAAGAAAACATCTTTCGCACCATGGCCAAGATCATCCAAACCGCCAGCGGTGATCGCAAAATACCGGTGGTAGCCTCCAAGGGCACCGCCTCCTGGGTGGATGAAGAAGGCGCTATCCCGGAATCAGACGATGCCTTTGGGCAGGTTTCCATCGGAGCGTACAAGCTGGCGACCATGATCAAGGTATCCGAGGAATTGTTAAATGACAGCGTCTTTAATCTGGAGTCATATATCGCCCGGGAATTTGCCCGCAGAATCGGTGCCAAGGAAGAGGAATCCTTCTTCATCGGTAACGGAACCGGCAAGCCAACCGGGATTTTCAATGCTACCGGCGGAGCGGAACTGGGTGTAACTGCCTCCTCGGCAACGGCTATTACGGTGGATGAGATAATGGATCTGTTCTACAGCCTTAAGTCCCCTTACCGCAAAAACGCCGTATTTGTAATGAACGACTCCACGGTAAAAGCCATCAGAAAACTAAAGGACGGCAACGGCCAGTACCTGTGGCAGCCCTCCATTTCTGCCGGACAACCGGATACGATTTTAAATCGTCCGGTCAAGACTTCAGCCTATGTACCGACAATTGCGGCAGGGGCTAAAACTATTGCTTTCGGCGATTTCGGCTACTACTGGATTGCTGATCGGCAAGGCCGTTCCTTCCAAAGGCTGAACGAGCTTTATGCGGCAACCGGTCAGGTAGGATTTAAGGCAACCCAGCGGGTGGACGGGAAATTGATTCTCCCTGAGGCCATCAAGGTACTTCAGCAGAAAGCGTAGGTGAAGTTTAGATGAGCAATGTTAAAAACTACACCGGGCAAGGCGGCGAGAAAACCGTGATTGGCGGGGAGCTTGAGATCGCGGCCAGCGGCAAACTGACCTTCGCGGGCGCGGAGCTTAAACCGGCTGAGACTCAGGCGGACAGCACCGCCTCAACTATCGCCGGTCTGGCGGCTGACTTTAACGCCCTTTTGGCCAGGCTGAAAGCTGCCGGGCTAATGGCGTCCGAGTAATGAAAGGAGGTGGGCGTGTTGCTCGTTACCCTGGAGGAAGCCAAGCTCTTTCTAAAAGTTGACGGCGATGATGACAATACGCTCATCACCGATCTTATCAAAGCCGCCGAGGAACTCTGCCAGGACATCCTGCGCTTCCCCTTGAGCGAATTTACCGAGGTGCCGGAAACAGTAAAACAGGCTGTTCTTTATGCCATCGGCAATCTCTATGAACTGCGGGAGGCGGCGGACATGAAAGCCTTAATTGAGTTTATGACCAGGCTCTTGTTCGCCTACCGCCGGGAGGGGTGGTAATTGTGAGGAAGTTCGATTTAATAGGTGAGATGAGGCAGCGAATTACCTTGCAGGCCAGGACTGTCACCAGGGTGGAGGGCATCCCTGAAGAAAATTGGGCTACCGTAGCCACAGTCTGGGCAGCGGTGGCGGACCTATCGGGTAAAGAATATTTCCAGGCAGCTAGTATGCAGTCGGAGGTAACCACCCGGATTAAAATCCGCTACCGAAAAGGGATAACCCCCTCCATGCGGGTGCTGTACGGTGACCGGGTGTTTAACATTTTATCGGTAATCGATAAGGATGAGCGGCACCGCGTAATAGAGCTGCTGTGCAAAGAGGTGGTTTAATGGCGGCCAAAAGTATCGGCATTGAGCAATTGGCCGCCGCGATTACTCAAGCCATGAAAGAATACACCGAAGACGTCAGCGATGCTATCGCGGCCAAAGTGGATGAGGTGGCCGATCAGGTTTTTAATGAAGTGAAAACCAACCATCCATATATCGACCGCACCGGGAAGTATACCAGGGGGTTTGTGAAGACCCGGCAGGATTCAAACGGTAAAACCCGGCGCGTTATATGGAACAAAAAGCATTACAGCCGGGTTCATCTGTTAGAGTTCGGACACGTAAAACGAGGCGGCCAGGGGCGGATTGAGGCAAGACCGCACCTGCGGCCCGCTTACGAGAAATACGGAGCGGCCTTGCCTGATCATATTGCCCGGATTATCCGAAAAGGGGGTTGATGCGTTACGAACAGGTCCGAACTGGCTAATCTCCTGGAAACATTAGGGCTGCCGCTGGCCTATGGAGAATTTATTGAAACCACTCCCCTTCCTTATTTAATCTATAAATTTGCTTACTCATCCGATTTGATGGCTGACAACCGGAACTATGTCAAAAGGTCCAACTATCAGATAGAGCTATACACCAGTAAAAAGGATCCGGCATTGGAGGAAAGAGTTGAAGCTTTGCTTAACGCCAACCGGCTGCCCTACAGCAAAAGCGAGCAGGAATTAGGCACCGAATCCATGTGCCAGGTCGTATATTCAGTCCAGCTTATAGGAGGTTAGGAAAGATGGCGAACAAAATAAACTATGGCCTTGAGCAAGTCCATATCGCTTTTGTAACCAACGAAACCACCCCGGCCTGGGATACGCCGGTTGCCCTTCCCGGGGCGGTGAAATTCTCGCCTAAGCCTGAAGGCAACGAGGTAAAATTCTATGCTGACAATACCCTGTATTACACCAGCACCTCCAACCTGGGGTATTCCGCCGACTTGGAAGTTGCCCTCATCCCCGATGAGATTCTGGCGACCATGCTGGGATGGAGGATTGACGCCAACGGCATGCTGATTGAGGTGGCCGACGCTGCCCCCAAGCCGTTTGCCTTGATGGGCCAGATCGAAGGCGACGCCAAGGACCGCAGGTTTATCTATTATTACTGCATCGCGGCCCGGCCTTCTTCGGAAAGCTCAACCTCCAAGGATACGGTTGAGCCGCAGACCCAGACCCTTACCCTGACCATTCTTCCCATCGTGGTCGGCGGCACCAAGATCGTCCGGGGTGTAATGGAACTCGGAACGACCAACTCCACTGCTTACAACGCGTTCTTTGATGCGGTAACCCTACCGGCGGCATAGGAGGTTTTTATGAGAGAGGTACGAATTGGTGAAAAGACTATCCGGGTCAGGGCTACGGCCCTGGCTCTTCTGTATTACCGGCAGGAATTTAAGTCCGATTTTATCGGGGACTTGACCAAACTGCAGTATGCCGGGGACGACGTCAGTCAGTTTGATTCAATCGTATGCCTGCAAATAACCTGGGCCATGGCCAAAGCGGATAACTTTGGCAAACCATTCCCGCCTTTTGAAACCTGGCTGGCAGAGCTTGATTCCATTGATTTTGGGGACGAGAATTTCTTGCTGGCGGTTTTGGAGGAAGCCGGGGAAGGGTTTTTTCGCGGGTCCGCATCAGAGGCAAAACCCAAACCCAAAGGCGGACGTTCATAACAGCGAAGGCATAGAGATATTTGCCATTGTACTGGGTAAAAAGATGGGGTTCAGTCTGTCGGAGATTAACGAACTGCGCATCCAGGACCTGTTAGACTGCGCTTCAGTCTATAAAGACAACACGCTGGGCAGGAGCCGCAAGGCTACCCAATCAGACATTGACGCCTTTTATGCGGGGTGATTTAGTTGGCAGAGACAATACGCGGAATCAACGTCGTCATCGGCGCTGACACCACCGGTTTATCAAAAGCTTTGTCTGATGTCAATAAAAGGAGCAAGGATATCCAAAGCGAATTACGGCAGGTCGAAAAGCTTTTGAAGCTGGATCCCGGCAATACCGAAATGGTTTCCCAGAAGCAAAAGCTCCTGGGCGAGGCCATAAAAAACACGGCTGAAAAACTGGAAAGATTGAAACTGGTTCAGAAAGAGGTCAACCAGCAGCTCAAAGCCGGCACGATTACTGAAGGCCAGTACCGCGCTTTCCAGAGAGAAATACAGCAGACGGAAATTGACCTGAAGCGCTTGAACACTGCCTTAAAAATGACCGCCAAAGCGGAACTTGCCGCGGGTAAAGCAGCGGCTTCTATGGGAAAAGAAGCGGAAACGGCCGGGATAAAGTCAAAATTATCTCTGGCGGCGATAAGCTCCGGCGCTGAAAAAGCGGCGGGCAAGATATTAAGCATCAAGAACGCCCTAATCGGCGTCGGCATGGCAATGGCATCCGGAGTGGGGCTTTTTGCTATAGCCAAGACCGCCATCGACGCCGGGGAAGCTGTCTACAAGCTATCGCAAAAGCTTCATGTGGGGGCGGCCGAAGCCTCTCAGGTTAACAGAATACTACAGCTGACAGACACGCAGGCAAAGCCCTTCATCAGCACCATCACCAGGTTGGACAAGGCCATTGAGACCGCGGGTGAAAAAGGCAGCCAGCAGACCGAGGCTTTGAAGAAATACGGTATAGCGCTGACTGACGCGCATGGCAGGCTGCTGCCGATACCGGAGCAGCTCGACGCTTTGGCGGCAGCCTACCAGCGGGCCGCGGACGCCGGGGACGAAGAAGCCTTTGTAGCGGAGGTTTTAGGAGCACGGGGCGCGGAGTTAATTCCCCTGTTGCAGGACTATGCCGAAGCCAAGGAGGTAGCCGGCAAGGTGACCGGGATCGGTATCGACCCGCAGGCCGCGCACGAGTCAGAGGTGGCTCTGAAGGCCATGAACATGCAGGTCAAGCAGGTCAACATGGCCTTCGCCTCGGCGTTAATGCCTATTGTGCAGGAGTTCGCTCCCTCGGTCATGTCGGCTTTTCAGAAACTGGCCCAGAATATCAAGAACCACAGCGCCGACATCAAGGAGGCCATAAGCAAGGTAATCGAAATCGTTAAAGGTGTGGGGAACGAGGCCTTGCCGGTCATCAAGGAATTCATGGGGTTTATCCTGGACCACGGGGAGGCAACCAAAAATATTATCCTGGGAATTGCCGCTGCCTTTGTGGCCTTGAAATCCGCCGCCATGATAACCGGAGCGGTGGCGGGAGTAAAAGGCTTTATCGAAGCCCTTATCGGTATCGGCAGTGTGATCGGTTCGGTTATTGCCTGGTGCTCAGGAGTCGGCTCAGCCATCGCGGAAGCTATAGCCCTGGTTTCCGGCGGGGCGGCCACAGTTGGCGAGGCCGTTGGTCTTTTGGTGGGCGAGATGACGCCGGTGGGCTGGGTAATAACGATAATCGCGGCATTGATCGCCATAGGCGTTCTTCTGTATAAGAACTGGGACTCTATCAAGAAGTTATGCGGCGAGGTGTGGGGAGCCGTGGCTAATTTGTTCACTACCACCATTCCGAACGCGTTTAAGGCCATGAGTACCGCTATTTCTGAAGAGTGGAGTAAGATTAAGACCAGGACGGGCGAGGTTTGGAACAGCGTGGCCAGGTTCTTCACCAACACTATATCGAATGCTTTTAATATGGCGGCAGAGTTCGCTTCACAGCTTCCCGGCAAAATCGGCGCTTTCTTTGATCAGCTTCCCGGGAAGATCGGTTATGCCTTGGGATATGCCTTAGGAACCATTGCTAAATGGGGTGTTGACACCTTTAACTGGGTAACCTCCGAAGTTCCTAAAATCATTAACAGTGTTATCACCTGGTTTGCAGCCCTGCCCGGCAGAATTGCCGCATGGCTTACCAACGCTTTAGTTGCGATCGGCAATTGGGGCATAAGTCTGTATAACTGGGCGGCCAATGCCATCCCTCAGCTTATCGACGCCATCAGTACCTGGTTTTCCGGTGTGGTAACGGGAATATGCCAGTGGTTTAGAGAGGCCTGGCAAGGGGTTATAAACTGGGGTGTTAACTTCTACAACTGGGCGGCGACAGAGATACCGAAAATCGTATCAGCGATCGGACAGTTCTTTTCTGAGCTGCCCGGCAAGCTGGTAGATATAGGGGTACAGCTTATTGAAGGCCTCTGGCAGGGGATCATGAATATGTCGGACTGGCTGAAGCAGAAAGTGGCCGACTTTTGCGCGGGTATAAAGAGAGGCTTTACCGACGCTTTTCAGATTCAGTCGCCATCCAAAGTATTCATGGAATACGGAGTTAATATCGCCCAGGGCCTGGTGCTTGGCGTAACCGGGCGGCAAAGCGCGGTGCGAGACGCTGTAAGCAGGCTCATAGGGATCGGCAATGATACGTCCCGGGCGCTAAGCCAGAACTGGCAGTCCATTTCAGCCCTAGGCAATCCCGAATCAATAGTTAACGTCAATCACCGGGGCGAGGTCACCCACAAGGTTCAAACCAACGACGCCAGAATCGCCGCGCAGATCATTCAAAAATACGAACAGGATTCAAGAAGGCTGCCGGACCGGGTGGCCGCGATTCCGATTTCTATATAGGAGGAGACCGGAATGGCACTGACATGGGGAGGAACGCCGCTGAAGATCGTATTTGGCAGCTTCAAGCCCAATATTTCATCGCCGCAGCTGGTTGAAGTGGCCTTGCTTCCCACTGCCGGCAATCTATCGTTCGTAACCTCGGTTTTGCTGCAGCGGGGCCGGGCCAGGAAAAGAGCCAAAGGCCAGGTGTATGTAACGAGTATTGATGATTACAACGCCCTGCTGTCAGACTACCAGAACGGAACCGGCAGAACCCTGGCGGGTTTAGGGGTAACCAGCGCGACTTACTATATTGAGTCATTGGGCGATCCGCTGTACAAAGAGCCGGCGATGATACTATTTGACATTGTTTTTGTGGAGGGATAATTGGTGATAGCGATACCGGAAGGAATGGAAGAGTTCCTGAAAGCCAAAGCCATGCTGGGCGAGCACCGGCCCATAGCAAACATACGGATAGACGGCTTGAACGCCTATACAAGCGGCCAGTGGACTGACAATTTATACCTGCGCTGCGATCCGCGGGATCTGAATTATAATAGTCCGTTTAATGATTACTGGGCGGGCGGCAGCTTTATAACCCGTAAGGACGGTAAGGTATTGCTGACTTACGTCAACGCCAGTAACCATAACGTTTATCTCTCCTTACTGGACAGCGAGTACCCTATTTTTCACGCGGAAAACCAGCCGGCGCCCAACGAATGGGTTTTTTATACGATGTACTCGCCGTTTGTCAATGTTTCGTCAGCCAATACTTTTTCCCGGCTGCAGAAGCTAAAAAACGGCGCCTTGCTCTTGTATATCGAAGAATATGGAATCAACCTGGATAGCGGGTATCCGAACAAGCTCATGGTATATAAATCCGAAAACGGTTTAGGCACGGATTTCGAGCTCATTTCCACCCCGTACACCTATACCAAACCTGCATATACAGTAAACCAGAGCGGCGGCGGGATCGGCGTACCGATTGAGCTTGATTCGGGAAGAATCCTTCTGCCCTGGAGCGGTTTTAAAACCTGGGGTTCGTATCAGGATTACTGTCTGGGTACGTCTTTTGTTTCATTCAGCGATGATTACGGCGTGACCTGGACGACCCGGACTCTACTCGATACGATTTATCAGGGTACGCTTAGCGTGCGCGGAATTGCCAATTTCAACGGAATTCTTTTCGCCGCCTGTTACAAGTATTATGCGCGGGGCAGTATGGCTTTCTGGTACTCGGCTGATAGTGGCAATTCCTGGACCAAGATGGCGGATATACCGACCGACGGGTACATTAACATCGGCGCTAACGATGCGGTTTATTGGTGCAACGACGGTTTTAATTATTGGGTCCATTATATCGGTGACAGTTCTGAAAATCCGGAAGGATGCGGTATTTACAAATTATATCGCAGAAAAGCGTCATTGGACCTGCCTTTAGACACAGCCGCCTATGACCGAATAACGACATGGGAATATGTTAGCGATTTATTGGGAGACGACGGCATGGAGGTTTTGTGGATGACCGAAGCCGGCAACCTGGCCTTTTGCGGTACTTCCTGGTATGGCGGCGGATCGGTCGTACATATTATGGGCTTGCTGCGTGATCCCATCATTCTGCCGGTAAAATCCATAAGCGTTAACAACACCAAAGGCATGGCCAGTCAGGCAACCGTGGTACTGGACAACAAGGGCGGGTTATACAGCCCGGATAACAGCGGCAGCGAATACTTCCGCGTACTGTGGCCATCGAAAGAGGTGCAGATAGAACTGGGATACGGTGACAAATCGGCTTGCGTTTTTACCGGCTTAATCGACCAGATAAAGATGCACACCTGGCCGCAGGATATCACATTGACGATACGCGACTACATGAAGCTGGCTCTCGACCAGAAGGTGAGCCAGGTCGTTGGCGACACCCGGGTGTGGAACATAGCCTACACCGGTGAGACTCCGGAGTTTATCTTCAGGGACCTGGCCCAAAAAGCCGGCTGGAGCAACGACCGTATTGAGACCGGCACGAGCGGCATGACTATCGACTATATCCAGTTCGTTCATGAAAGCTATGCCGATGCCTTCCAAAAACTAGCGGAGTTCTGCGGCTTTGAGTGGTACGCTGACAGCTTGGGCAACATTTGGTTTATGTACGCGACCGATCGGCAGCCGCAGGCGGTAAGCGACATGAAGCTGGAAGGAACGACTATGCACGTTATTCCCGGGATACCGTACGGACACCCGGCGGTGCGGCACTCGGCCATCGTAAAAAGCCTGGACGGGCTGACCACCTATACCGAGGGCACGGACTACGTTGTGGATCTGGGCGGCGAGAACAAGTGGGTCAAGATAGGCAGAACGGCTGACAGCGGCATCGGCGACGGCGACACCGTGAACGTGGCCATCGTTTTTGCCGCCTGGGTCTTCCGGGAGGGCGAGGACATCTTCTCCCTGGACTACACCATTGATGACAAGGACGTCTATCAATACGCGATAGCCCTCAGCCAGGATGCCGACGGGAACTGCGTTTGGGCCACCGCGCAAAACAACTCGGAGTTTTACATTCTGCCTCAGAAGGCGCTCTTTATCCAGGCCGACCAGGTGGCCAGCACCTCGGAACAGTGTATGGAAGTGGCGCGAAGAGCCATCAAGGTTATGAACACGAAACCACGAGAGTCCCAGTTCGTGGCGGTTGGCAACCCCTACATTCAGGTGGGCGACTGCGTTCAGGTGCGGGAAAGCAGCTCAAGGATAAGCGAGATATACCGGATTACGACCTTGCAGCACTCGATGGTTGCCTCGGAAGGAGGAGCGGGCTTGACAGAAGACCAGCCCATCTTCGCTTCAATTATAACTTGCTACCATTACGGATACGCGCCGGCTTAAAAGGGGGATGAGACCATGGCGGACAATCTGGCCCAACTAACCAAACGCCAAACGGACAAGATATTAACCGCGATGAAGCTCGACTCCAACAAGGACAGGAGTTATCACACCGATAGCAACGGCGGCGGGACCATGCCGGTCGACCCGGCGGTAAAAGTAACTGGCTTGAATGGCTTAAACGGCGCGGTAACGCTGGTTGGCGGCAGCCACGTCTCGGTTACGGTCAACGGCCAAACCATCACGATCGCAGCTAACATTCTGCAATCACTCCTGGATCTGACGGACGTACCCGATTCCTACGCCGGGATGTCGGGCAAGGCGCTGGTGGTCAAGGGCTCGGAGGACGGGGTTGAATTTGGCAACGCTCAGGCTGACTATGACGAGCGCATCGTCGACCCGTTTAAGCAGGGTACCCATAACGGCCTGACCTTCGCCTACGGCGCGGGAATGGTCAGAAGTGACAACCTGGTCACCAAAACCGATGCCGGAACCGTAACCCTGACAGATAACGCCACCAATTATATTGAGGTTAACCCTGCCTCGGGGCTGGTAACAAAGAATACCAGCGGTTATAGTTCGGGTTTGCTGCCTTTATACAAAGTGACCACGTCAAACGGCGCTATAACCGGCATTGAGGATGACCGTTGTTTTTTTAGCAATGGGGGAAATGGCGGAGCTTCGTTTTTAGGTACTGTTACCAATACTCAAAGCATAGGCCTAGCCCTTTCCCCTTCGGCCAGTGATATAACCTATCCGTCGTAAAGGAGGACTTGGAAAGTGGCAGCCTCAAAATATTCAATACCGATGGCAAGCACCTCAGCCGCTCTGGATGCGATGGAGGCGGCTTTAAACGCCAAGGGATTGATTACCTCGACCCTTTACAAATCAGCTTCCTATTTTATTTTCAGCACTCCTTTGACAAGCAAAGTTATTAGATTGTATATAGGATCAGGGTTTATTACTTTCAATTACCAGTATGGCGACTCGTGGACATCCGGCTCGTCGGTAAACAATCCCATAACACTCGGTGTCATAAATTATGGAACAGCCACAGCTGCATCGGCCATTGATGTGATTGCTGATACAGATTATTTTGCGATTATCTGGCAAACCGGGACCGGTTCTTATTATGGCATTGCCTATCTGGGAGCTTTGACAAATGGCGATGAGCTGGCGTTTGGTATGACATCTTCAACCCAGTCGGTTGATTATTCTTCCTGCCAGGGACGCAATATTACTGATGGCATAACCATATACCCGGTGTCGTTCGGCGGTCAGGGCTTCAAGGACGCGTCGGACCATTTATATACAATGCCTTTAATGTGGTCGAGCAGCACTTATTTTGCTGAGATGAATGGATCGGAACCAGCCGGCACTTTAGGGGTTAAGGTGTCACGCGCCACCAATGTGGGCGGCGGCACAATAGCAACCGGCAGCGGCTACATATTAATGCCGAGTAAGCTATATTATGCTGGTCCGCTAAACATTTCATCGTCGTTATTGCTGGAATATACAGCGTAAAGGTTTATATAACTATGGCTTTTGCCGCTCTTAAGGGGAGGCGTTTATCTGCCCTAAAAGTAACAGCTTTTATCCTCTAATGCTGACCCTGGAAGTGTCATGAGGGTCTGTGTGAAAGGAATGCTGAAATGTTATATAGAGGGTATCAACGGGAATCGGGCCGCAGGGCTCTTTTTTTATTGCCAGAATCGAGGAGGGAAGATTCATGAGAAACATCATTAATTCTGCTCAAGTAGCATTTACCGCTATCGGCGGCTGGCTGGGCTGGGTCTTGGGAGGCTGGGACGGTTTTTTGTACGCGCTGATTACCTTTGTGGTTATCGATTACCTGACGGGCGTCATGTTGGCCATACTGGAAAAACGCCTTTCCAGCGAGGTCGGTGCCAGGGGCATCTTTAAAAAGGTGCTGATTTTTGCCATGGTGGCGGTGGGGCATATTATAGACGCCCAGGTAATAACAACCGGCAGTGCTGTCCGTACCGCCGTCATCTTCTTCTATTTATCTAACGAAGGGATCAGTATTCTGGAAAACGCGGCCAGGATCGGCCTGCCTATTCCGGAAAAACTCAAGCTGGTTTTGGAGCAGCTAAACAAGGAGGAAAAGAGCGATGGCTAGATTATGTTTTGACTACGGTCATGGCGGCAGTGACCCGGGAGCGGTGTATATGGGGAGAAAAGAAGCTGATGATGTGCTGAGCCTGGGTCAGGCTGTAGCAGCAGTATTGAAACGCCATGGAATAATTGTCGATGAGACCAGAACGGCGGATGTTAGTTTAAGCCTGAAAGCTAGATGTGATTTTGAAAATAAGGGTACCTTTGATTACTTCATATCCTTTCACCGTAATGCTTTTAAACCGGAGGCGTCTGCCGGTGTGGAAACTTACACTTATTTGAATCCGGG